CAATTAAAAGAAAAAGTGTAGTTGCTGGTGTTTTGAAATATGAATACCCTTATACATCAGGAACAACATTAGCAAATACATATCCAGCAATAGAAATGAGCAATGTAACTTATTTGCAATTATCTGGGCTTGTTTGGAATGATAGATCAGGTTATACTTATAAATAAAAATAAAATAAAAATATGAAAAAATTTAGTACATTAGAACATGAGGTTAAGCCAAAATATGAAATGAAAGATTCTCTTAGAAATGAAATTTATTCTTTAATAGACAATTCTATTGCTCTTAAAATAACAAATGAAAAAAAGATAAATTCTGATATTGATATTTTTGGTAAAGAGGAATTGGTTGAAAAAATTAAGGGTTTAATTGATGATGTTAGAATTAAAGAAAGAATTTTAACATTAGAAAAAGTTAAACAAAATGTTTATAGAAATTTCGATATGAAATGGTTAAATGAGCAAATTGATAATCTCAAAAAATTTAAAGTTGGATCTGAATTTGTTTTAGTTGAAAAAATTCAAGATTCTAGAGTAGAAAATCAATATAAAGCAAGCGTTCTTAGTTATTTTTCTAAAAAATTGTTTGAAGATAAAAAAATTGGTGAATTTGAATTTGATTATGAACCATCTGAAGGTATTTTTAAATTTATTGATGAGGCTGATGGTGTTGTAGTAAAAGCAACTCCATTTTATAATAACGAAACTGGCTTTCCTATTGAGGTCTTTGACGAAGATCAATCAGATTCACATATTTATATGGAAGAAAGAGATTTTAATATTGAAGAACTTCTTTATAGGAGATATAGAGAAATAATGGAAAAATTTTTAATTGCTGATTTTGATAATTTGATTAAAAAAGTTAATAAATTTGATGAACAAACTGGAGCAGAAGATGTTAGACCTGATCCAATAGAAATTGAAGTTGTTCCTGACTCTGATAAAGAAGGTTATTATGATAATATTGATAAAGAAAATGATGATTTTGCTGATTCGTTGAGCAATTAAATAAAAAAAAAAGAGCCGTTAGGCTCTTTTTTTTTATTTAATTGTGATTTTGATATTCTCGTTCTTTTTTTCTTCTTTCATTTTAGGAATTTCAACAATTAAAATTCCATCAGTCATTGTTGCAGAAATTTCATTTTTATTTACACCTTTAGGAATTGCGAAACTTCTTTCAAAACTTGATTTGTAGAATTCTCTCTTGTGATAATTTTCGTTTTTTTCTTCTTTTTCATTTTCAACATTCGAAGAAATTTTAAGAACGTCATTTTCTAATTCAATTTTAATGTCTTCTTTTTTGAGACCTGGTGCTGAAATCTCAACAAGATAGTCGCTTTCATTTTCTGAAATATTTGATAACCCACCATTTTTTGTTAATGTTGGTAAATAATCAAAATTAGTATCAAAAAAATCTTTTGCAAAATCCAAAAATGGATTTTCTCTGTTCACTAAACTTCTAATCATAATATATTTTTATTTTTTGAGGATAAATTATCCTTGTTTATTTTGATTATAAATAAACAATTTGTGTGCCATTATATTGTTTATCCATTTTTGTCTTATTTGTTTATAAAAACTATGTCAAATTGTCAGTTTAAAAACGAATAAATAAAAAATTTCTCATAAGCGATTTACTATATCTTGATTTATATGGTGTTGTAGTTTTTGAGTTACAATTAAAGCGATTGGTTGCAATAATATAATCTCTATGCCGATTTGATCGTTTAGATAAAATTGTATTATGCGGTTTTTTATATGTTGGCGTTGCGTTTGCTTCAGTAATACATACAGCAAAAAGTAAAATAAAAATAAATAATAATTTTTTCATGTTTTTAATGTTTAAAATGTGTTTTTAAGTTTTTTTGCAAATTTTTTCATTTAATTGATTTACGATTGATAAATATATAAAACTTATTTTGATAAAAAAAATATAATCTTAATGAAAAATATTGATATTGTTAAATCTAAAATTTATAATTGGAATGCACTTCAAGATCAAATTAAAACTTGGCGATTAGAAGGTAAAAAAATAGTTTTTACGAATGGTTGTTTTGATATTTTACATCGTGGTCATGTAGAATATTTATCTAAAGCTGCAGATTTAGGTGATATACTTATAGTTGGAATTAATTCTGACAATTCTCCTTATTGGATAGCCAAAGGGCCAAGTCGGCCTATCAATAATCAAAATTCAAGAGCAATTGTTTTATCATCTTTATTTTTTGTTGATGCTGTTGTTCATTTCATAGAAGAAACGCCATTAGAACTCATTAAAATGATTATACCAGACGTTTTAACGAAAGGTAAAGATTATATTGAAGAAAATATAGTTGGATATGATATAGTAAAACATAATGGTGGTGAAATACTAACAATAGAATTGACAGAAGGTTTTTCAACAACAAATATTATTGAAAAATTGAATCAATTATAATCCTTTGTTTCTTCTACTGCACCTAAACTAACACATATATCAAAAAATTTTTCTCCATTTATTATAGGATGAGCATTGATCCATTTCATTAATTGCTCTCTTATTTCCATTAATTTATCTAATGGATATCCTGTTCCATATTGATCATCCCACCAAATACCATATGATGAATCGTCTATTGAATGAAGTTGTGCTTTCATAATATATAAATCATTTCCATTTTCATCTTGTTTAAATTTAGCACCAGTTGGGCACATAATATTAATACTTATTGGATTATAGTCTCTATCATATAAATGTGTAGCAGTTTCTTTATCTACTTTTTTAAGAGTGATCATTTCATCTCTATATATTTTGCTTTCATCTTTAGATTTAGAAACTACACCAGTAAACCATGTATTTAAATATTTACCTAATTCATCTTTTTTCAAATTATATGTAAAATATAAATCTGAAGTATCTCTTTGATCTTTTTTCCTACGATTACTAAAATCATATGTATCCCATTTTCTAATTTTTGCTAAATTAGATACATTTTCTACGAATTTTTCAAATTTACTTATTTTCATTAGTTATTACTTTTATTTTTTTAGAACCATTTTCAAAATTTTTGTTCCAAACTGTTCTGGTTTTATCATCTTTAAAATCATCAAAAGATGCCCATCCTTTCTTTTTTTTGCCATCATTATAACCGTTTAGATATACATTTTCATATCCTTTGGCTTTTATTATTAGTTTTTTATCTTCTGATGACATGATTTTAAAATCGGTTATTAATAATTCCGGATTGTCTTTCATGTCTCTTATAATTATTTTATAATTAACATTTATATATTTTCCAGTTGTGTCTTCTATAAATTGATTGTAATTTTTCATATGTTATATTTATTTGAATTTATTAAAATTTCAAGTTCTTCTGTTGGTATAATTCTGTTGTTTTTCGTTGTTTCTAATATATAGTAAAAATTATATGGTTTTTCATTTTTTAATTTAATAAAATTGTCGGCAATTTTATTTAAATCATTTGAATAATGTCCTGTATATAAATCCTCATATCTATCATTTATAAATTTTATATAATATTCGGTAGATTTTTTATCATATAAATATGATAATTCTTTTAATTGATCTTTTTCTGTAATTGCGTCAAATTTTTTTATTTTCATATGTTATATTTAGTTATTTCTTCTGCCAATTTTAATTGATCCTCATTGATAGTTTCTATTGTATGCTTTAATATATAACATTTATCACCATCTGCTTTGTGATAATAATATACGTTAGAAGCGGCATTTAAATCGCCGTTAAAAATAAGTTGATCATCTTTTTCTCTTATAACTGAATACTTTATAGATGGATTTTCTGCGTACCAATTTTTTTCATTTATAAAATTGTTGTAATTTTTCATATATTATATTTTATTGTATCTCCTTCCATTCTTAATTGCTCTTCGGTGATAGTTTCTGCTGTATATTTAAGAATATAAAAATCAATATTTCTTTTTTTACACATGTTTATTATTTTAATTGCTTTTTCAGTAGAATTAACATTAATTATAATCCCATCATCATTTTGTCTCCTAATTTCATAGGTAGCTGTTTTTTTATACCAAGTTTCTTCATTCAATTTATATATTTTCATATGTTATATTTAGTTGTATTTATACTAATTAGTATTTTACTTCTATATTTTTTTAATATTTTTGGATGTATTTCTGAATACTCTATTATATCTTCAATATTAGAATCTGATGAATTTTCTATACTATCTTTAATAAAAAAATCATAAAATTTATTAAAATAGTTATTATTTAATAAGTCCTCTTGAAATTTATACAGTAACTCATCACCTGCTATAATTGAAAGATTTTCTTTTTTTAATCTTAATCTTTCAATCTCTTCTTGAAATTCTTTTTCTTTTATTTCAATCTCTTTATCAACTAAAAAATATTCTTCTAATTTTTTTAAATTTTTTGATCTAGCAAAACTTAGTGCTTTCCTTGATGAACTTGTAAAATTCTTATAGTCGTGTAAATTTGTATCAACTGATACTGTATCAACCCAATCTATAATTCCAGAATCCGTAGAATCATCAAAATTTCTTATAAATTCTTTAACAACTGATGTTAAATTTTCGTTTATATTGTTAAATCTTTTTATTTTCATATGTTATACTTTTTTGCATCCCACATCCAGGAATATGTTTTTTTATGCCATATTAAATATTCTTTTAAATTATTATATGGTAATTTGTTATTTTTACAAGATAATTCTTCAAGATTATTTAAATTGAATAAATCTGGTAATGAAGTTAATTGGTTATTATAACAATATAAATATTCAAGTTTAGATAGTTTAGATAGATCAGGTAATGAAGTTAATTTATTATTATAACAATATAATTCTTTAAAATTAGATAAATTAGATAGATCAGGTAGTGAAGTTAATTGGTTATTTTCACAGGATAAATATTTAAGTTTAGATAAATTAGATATATCAGGTATTGATGTTAGTTTGTTATCATAACAATCTAAATGTTCAAGATTTTTAAATTGTGATATACCATTTAAATCAATTAAATTTGAATTGCCACAATTAATTTTAATTGTATTAATATAAGCAACTTGTCCAAGTGAGTGACCATCCCAAACCTCTTGTGGATTTTTGATTAGCCATTCTTTGAAGGTTATAGGCTGAATTTCCACAGTTTTTAATGTTTCAAATGTTTTTATATATTTCATAAATTGTACTTTTTTGCATTAGGTTCCATCATATAATTATCAATATCTTTTTGTGTGGCTTTTTTTAATATATGAGACTTTTTTGTGGCCAAATCTCCATACTCTGTGTTATCTAAATCTGTTATATCCCACCAATCAAAAAATACTGAATTTTGTTTTTTAATAATACCTACTTTTATATCAAATTGATGATTCATTTTCTGATATTTAAAAACGACAATGTCTCCTACTTTGTATTCTTTTTTTGTTTCAAACGTTTTGATATATTTCATAAATTATATTTTTTTGCTTCTTCTTTCATTTTTGCATTATTAAGCATTTCTTTCGTTTCTTGTTCATTATCACAATAATCTAAAACATCGAAAGCTGATATATGAACACCACAATGTCCACCTACACTAAAAGGTGTATTTTTAGAAATGTATAGATGCACAAAATTATCTTTTGGTATATCTATAAATTGTGCAATTGTTATTTTATGATTATTTTTGGCATATAATGCTTTAATTATAACCCATTTGCCAATATATTTTTGGTAATCATTAACTTTATCTTTTAATTCTTCAAATGCTTTAATATATTTCATAAATTATATTTTTTTGATATTAGTATTGATTCTAAATCTTTTTTGTTTTTTGAAGAATGTTTAATTTCATCTAAACTAAATATTCTACAATTTTTTATATGTTTATGATATTCAAAATCATACTCTATTTCATTTGGTAAATTTTCATATTGTACAAAAATATTATAAATTGATGGTACTCCATCGTATGCAACATTCATATTATTTTTTGTCCTATGATCAACAACCTGACCGATATTATTATTTATAAAAGATTCTATTTCAAAATTATCAACACTAGAATCTTTTTCTTCACATATAACGTAATTGCCAATATCTTTTAATTCTTCAAATGCTTTAATATATTTCATAATAATAAGTATATATTAAATTTAAAATAAAAAAATCCTTCACAAGAAGGATTTTTTATTGCAATAAACACCGAAAAACGGTGTTTATTGCATGTTAAATTTTTATATTATCATATAGAATTTTCTGAAATCCAGTTGGTAAATATTTTCCATCTAATCTTGTTAAAGTTCTGGAGAATTTAATATTTTCAATAACTTTTTCTTTAAAATCTATCTCCCTATTGTTTTTTTTATAAATATATAAAATATCACTTAGTTGAATTATAAATTCATCAGAATCAAAATCAATTTCATTTGGATATCTATCTTTGAACATTTTGTAGACTGTTCCAGAACCAGTTGTACCAATTCCTTTTGTTTTTTCTGTAAATTTGACAACACTTAAAACATTGTCACCTGTATCACCAGCAACTAGTTTTTTGAAATATGATTCTTCTTTATTAATCTCTTTGATTTTTGCTCTACTTGTTAATTTATCAAAATAATTCATAAAATCAATATTATCATCGGACATATCAAATATATCACCTTCTGTAGTGTCTTCAATATGCTTTAAAAAAATACTATAATTTTCTGGAACAAAAACAACTTCATTTTGAAATTTATGGTTATACATTAAATTTATATAATTATCAGCAACACTAAATTTTAATAATTGATGAATATCACCATCATTAGATAAAATCAAATTTGATCCACCATCTTTATTTGTTTCTTTTACAATATGTGCAATAATATCATCACCCTCAAAAGGATCTATTTGATATTGTAAACAATTATGTCTGTGTTTAATATTTTCTTTGAATTTATCAAATGTATCAAATACAAATTCCCAATCTATATCTAAATCTTTTTTTCTTTTGCCTTTATATTCTGGATATATATTTTTTCTCCAATTCCGTTTACTATCAGATATGACATATATTACATTAAATGGATAATCGTTTGTTATTTTATTATAATCGTTTAATAATAGTGTTTCTAAATCACCATAAAGTGTTTTTAATTTATGTAAAATGAATACGGATCTGTAGAGACAATAATTTGCATCCAATATTAAGTTCATACTAATCATTTGTTTATATTATTTTTTTATTATATATTATTATTTATCAAATATGTTTAAAAAATGATGTTTATGACTTATAAATATTTATATATACTATATTCACTAATAGATGTGAATTATAAAAATAAATTAAAATAAAATGATAGTTACAGAAAAAATTGAAGTTAAAATAAATAAAATGAATATTGATCATTATGTATCATTAGGCTACGATGTTAAATTGAAAGATATTGTAAATATTAATCCGAATGATTTAATTCATGGTTCTAAATTAAGGATAGTTGTTCAATGTGATGTGTGTAATTTTAAAAAAGAAATATCATTTGAGTCATATATAAATAATGTTAAAAGGGGAGGATTTTATTCTTGTGAAAAATGTAAATATATTAAAAGAAAGAAAACTAGTTTAGAAAAATATGGTAATGAGAATTTTACAAATAGAAAAAAATCTATTGAAACTAATTTAGAAAAATATGGAGTTGAAAATGTTTCACAGTCAGAACAAATAAAAGAAAAGAAAAAAGAGACTAATTTAAAAAATTGGGGAGTTGAAGTTGTGTTTCAATCTGAACAATTAAAAGAGCAGTTTAAAAAAACTAAAAAAGAAAAATATGGAGATGAGTATTTTACAAATAGAGAAAAATCTAAAGCAACTTGTTTTAAAAATAATGGTGTTGAGTGGCCAACACAATCTAAAATAGTTTTAGAAACTAGAAATTTAAATAATAAAAATAAATATAACGTAACAAGTTATACACAAACTGAAGAATGCCAAGATAAAATTAAAAAACTTGTATTGAAAAGTATGGTAAGGAATCTTATTTAGCAACTGATAATTGTCAAATAAAATCAAGAAAGACTTGTAATGAAAAATATGGAGTAGATTACCCTTCTCAAAATTATGAAATACACAAGAAACAATTTCCAAAAATGAAAATACATGAAAATGGAATTAAATATCAAGGTTCTTATGAAAAAGATTTTCTTGATTTGTGCGAAAAAATGAATATAAATGTTGTTAGAGGCAAAACTATAAAATTTAGGCACAAAAATAAAGATAAAATTTATTTTTCAGATTATTATCTGAATGATTTTAATTTAATAGTTGAAGTTAAATCTTGGTATATCTATGAATTACATGAAGAATTAAATTTAGTTAAGCAGAAAGCAGTGTTAGAACAAGGCTATAATTTTTTATTTATTATTGATAAAAAATATAATGATTTTTTATCAATAATAAATTTTTTATTTTGAAATAATCATAGTATTTAAAAAAGATTAATTTTATAAAAAAGC